GAATACCCCCGCACCCCACCTGCACCCGAAGAACCCGTAACCGACACAACCACAGATACACCAGTAGGCCCCATCCCCTAAAAAGGCCCCTAAATGCTCGGCTATAGCGCGTTTTCAGAAGCACCATTCTCTGCGCTAGCCGGAGCAGGTAGCGGAGTAGTTGCGGTCACGGGGGTCGAGGCTACCGGTGCTGTTGGTCAGGTAATCTCCGGCAACAATGTCAATGTTGTTGTCACCGGTGTCTCTGCAAGCGGCGCGGTAGGCGCAGTCGTCCCCGCTGTACTTGAGGCCGCCTCTGGCGTTGCTAGCACAGGTGATGTTGGCGCGGTAACCCCTCAGGTTGCCTATGGTGTAACCGGCTCTTCAGCCACCGGCGATGTCGGCCTAATCAACCCCCTACTTGTTTACGGCGTTACCGGGATAGCGGCTACCGGTAACACAGGTACCGTAACCCCCGCTGTTTTACACCAAGCAACTGGGGTGTCTGCCGCCGGTAATACAGGGACTGTTGCGACGTTCCTTACCAAGACCGCCACCGGGGTATCTGCCTCCGGGGCAGTGGGTAGCGTAACAGCTTCGATAAGCGATACGGTTTTGGTGACTGGGGTTTCTGCGTCGGCAGAATCCGGAAACACTACCCCAACCGTTCTACCAGCTATTTCCGGTGTTTCCGCATCAGGAAATACGGGGACGGTTGCGCTTCAGATAAGCAGTGTGCAGACGCCTACCGGCGTAGTAGGCACCGCTCAAGTTGGTCAGGTATCGCTACGCGTTGATAACGCAGAAATACCCGCTGGCGTTGAAGGCAGTGGTCAAGTCGGTCAGGTTACCCTTAACTACATATCTGCCGTCACGGGCGTTTCCGCGTCCGGGAACGTTGGCACAGTTGTTCCGGCAGTTGACACTTTTGCCAACGGCATCCCCGGCTCCGCCGCAACCGGCACAGTTGTTCCTTTCCTTCGCAAGGACGCCACCGGGGTTTCGGCTACGGCAAGCGTAGGCACCGTTGTTGCCGTTAATTCCAAGACCGTATCGGCCACTGGAGTGTCTGCGAGCGGTGCGACAGGCACCATTCTCCCGCTTCTCCGCCAAAACGCCACGGGCCTACAGGGCACAGGTCTGGTCGGTCTGGCGGGAACCAGCACCAGCATTAGCCTTGTTGTAAGCGGGGTGCCCGGAACGGCTGCTGTAGGAACTACAGGCAAGTATTTTGTGAGCCCAATTATAACCGGGTCTCAGGCTGTCGGTTCCGTTACTCCTGTTTCCACAAACTTTTCCGGCATCGTTGTTGTCACTGGGGTTGTGGGATTTAGCAGAGTAGGCATCGCGGTCCCTGTTTATTGGACCATAATCCCTGACGGTCAAAACCCTGATTGGGTTGATGTTACGGGCGCTCCGGTGGATAATTGGACGGATATTGGTGATTCTCAAAACCCTAATTGGTCAAATTTTGACATGGCTGCGTGAGGCATAAATGGCTATTAACTACACAAATCTTCTGGGTCTTGCAAAACCCGTAACGGGCACTGAGTCCAATACATGGGGCGATGTTGTCAATGACCAAATCACGGAACTGGTTGAAGAGGCCATCGCAGGCTCGGTAGCCTTGAATGTGACAGCGGGGAACGTGACCCTGACGGATACGCAGGGGTCGGCCAATCAGGCCCGAGCATCGGCGCTTGTTATCTCTGGCAGCCCCGGCACTACTCGTAACATCATTGCACCCAGCCGAGATAAAACCTATGTGGTCATCAACGGCTCCGCTAGTTCGGTTGTGGTCAAGGGCTCTGCTACCACAGGCGCAACAGTCACCAGTGGAACACGTGCAGTCGTGTCTTGGAACGGCAGTGACTTTGTGGTTATTGCAGGCTCTGTGGTTAGCCTCACTAGTCAGGTGACTGGGACCCTCCCGGTCACTAACGGGGGCACTGGTGTGGCCTCGGTTACTTCTGGCGCACTCCTCCTCGGCAACGGCTCCTCGCCCCTGTCCGCTTTGGTCGGCGCTTCTGTTGGCCAGATTCCTCAGTGGAGCGGCTCGGCTTGGACCGTGGGCTCTCTTCCCTCAACCGGCGTTGTTAGCGTCTCGGCAAGCTCCCCACTTGCCTCGTCTGGGGGCTCGACCCCCAACATAAGCCTGTCGGGGACAGTGCCGGTGGCTAGCGGTGGAACGGGTCAGACCACGTATTCCAGTGGTCAGCTTTTGATTGGAAACAGTGGTGGGGGTCTTAGCAAGAGCACCCTGATTGAGGGCTCCGGTATTTCTATAATCAACGGTAGTGGCGCAATCACTATTTCCGCTACTGGGGGCACCGGGCTTTCGTCTTTTGGTCTGGGCGGCGGGACGACGGGTCTTAGCTTCAGCCCCTCAACAATCAATACGTCCGGTACTACCTCCACTCTCTCCGGAACCCTAAGCACTTCAAACGGGGGAACAGGTGTCGCGGCAGCAAGTCTTGATGCAGCGGGTATTGTGACAAAGGCTGATGCACAGACAATTACCGGAGCTAAACAGTTTCTCACTGGCGTTCCCAGTCTTCCCGGCGGAAACCCAACTACTGACCGTGGATGCTCTTGGGGCACCGTGACTAATCGATGGGAAGCGGTGTGTGCATTTAGTTTTAACGCCACCCTTGACGCTTCAATTTACGATGATGGGGGCGGCAGGCTTGGTATTGCCGGTGGCGGTTCGGCTCGCATGGTGGTAGACAACAACCTTGTTCGGCCCTACGTTGATAACTCAACAACGCTTGGTACACCGAGCTTTCGTTGGTCCGTAGTTTATGCCGCCACAGGCTCGATTAACACCTCGGATGCCAGAGAAAAGACGAACATTCAGGATACCGACTTAGGTCTTTCTTTCGTTAACTCCCTGCGCCCTGTTTCCTACAAGTGGGTTTTGGGGGGCAACGAGGTAACCCCCACAGGTGACCTACTTAACCCTCTGGTTACCCCCCGTCCGGGACGCCGCACCCACTACGGCTTGATTGCACAAGAAGTTCAGGCCGCCCTAGCGGGGAAGGATTTTGGTGGGTTTGTATATAACCAAGAACAAGACCATTATGGTCTTCGTTATGACCAGTTCATAGCGCCTTTGATTAAAGCGGTGCAAGAGCTTTCCTCGGAAGTCGAAGCTCTCCGCGCACGTATTGCTGCTCTGGAATCTGCATGAGCCGTATCCTAGCTGCCTCTCTCTCCCTGTCCGGCGCTGCTCTGATAGGCATTGCCCTGCATGAGGGCTATCGAGGGGAAGCATATGAACCGGTCAAGGGGGATGTGCCGACCATAGGTTTTGGCACAACAGAAGGTGTAGAGATGGGGGACCGGATTACCCCGGAACGTGCTTTGGTTCGTCTTCTACAGGATGCCAACAAGTATGAAAGGGCCGTAAAGGAGTGCTCCCCTGTGCCGATGTACCAGCACGAGTTTGATGCATACGTAAGCTTGACGTACAACATCGGGGCTGGTGCGTATTGTAAATCCACACTAGTGCGTAAACTGAAAGCTGGTGCGTATTCTGAGGCGTGTGCCGAAATCCTACGATGGGATAAGTTTAAAGGTCGTGCCTTACCGGGCCTGACGAAGCGCCGTCATGAGGAGTATCAAAAGTGCTTGGGCTCCTGACTAATCGCTGGGTTATCGGTGGGGTTGTCGCGTTGGCCTTGATTGTCGGCGCTTATTTGAAGGGCATGGGCCACGGCAAAAGCATCATCCAAACCCGCTGGGATGCCGAAAAAGTAGTTCAGGAACGCGTGGTGCAAGCCCAAGCGGACAAAAATCGACAAACAGAGCGACAACTGCAAGCCAAGGCAGACACTATCGCCAAGGAGAAACAGAGTGAACTGGAAAATCTTAAGCGTAAGCATGCTTCTGTTGTTGCAGGGCTGCGCGACCGTCCCCGCCGTGACACTTCCGACCAGTTGTCCGGAAATCCCAGAGTTACAGAAAGCCCCGCCATCTGTACGGGAGCCGAGCTTCTTAGAGAGGATGCGGAATTTCTTGCGGGGGAAGCTGCCAGAGCCGACGAAATCAGAGCCGAATTAGAGGCCTGTTACGTACAATACGATAATGCCAAGCAATTGATGAGGCGATAACCATGGCGTATTTCAGGCTTTTTCTCAAGCCGGGTATCGACAAGCAAAACACCGAATACGGCGCGGAAGGCGGATGGGTTGATGGTGACTACATCCGCTTTCGCTATGGACTCCCAGAAAAACTGGGGGGCTGGGTTACTTTTGGTGACGCTCCAGCGTATTTGCTAGGTTCTGTGGTTGACATAATCACGTGGAATTCTTTGGATGGGGTGCCATATGCTATTTTCGGTACTTCTAGAAAGCTATACGTGTTTAGTGGCGGAGAGTGGGCGGACATCACTCCTATTAGAGCCACAGAGACCGGCGTAACTTTTACAACGACTGCGGGCAGCACCACTGTAACGGTAAACGATACATCACACGGGGCAATTGCCGGAGACTTTGTAACCTTCTCCAGCGTAACCGGAAATCCGGGTGGCATCGCAAATGCAACCCTCACGAATGAGTTTGAGGTGCAACTGGTCACCGGTACCAACTCTTACACCATCATTGTCCCTAATGCCGCCTCGTCTACGGCAGCAGCCGCAGGCACAGCTAATGCTGCGTATCAAATCAACGTGGGGGAAGAAGATAACTACTTTGACTTCGGTTGGGGCACCGGCACATGGAACCTTTTAACTTGGGGCACACCTCGTCCGGAAGGTAGCGGGGGGCTTCAGCTTTTCTCCCGTAGCTGGGCGTTTGATGCGTTTGGGGAAGACGTTGTTTGTCAGCTTGTAGATGGTCCGGCATATCTGTTTGACACAAGTGCCGGCCTTGGTACGCGGGCCACGATTATTGCCGGCGCTCCCACGAAGAGCAAGTTTGCGCTCATATCCACCCCTGACCGTCATTTTGTGTGCTTTGGCACAGAAACCACCCTTGGCGACCCAGCTAGCCAAGACCCGATGTTTGTGCGGTTCTCTAACCAAGAGGACCTTAACACCTTCACTGAAAGTGCGACAAATACTGCTGGCGGTCAGCGTCTGACCGATGGTAGCCGTATCGTTAGTGCGGTGCGTTCTCGTGGCCAGATTCTCATCTTTACGGATACGTCGCTGCATGGCATGCAGTACGTCGGACCCCCCTATACCTTTGGCTTTGCCCAGCTGGGGGCAAACTGCGGCTGTATCGGGGTCCATGCTTCTGTAGACGTGAACGGCCTAGCTTTCTGGATGGGCCCCCAAGCTTTCTACGTGTTTGACGGTACAGTCAAGAAGCTGCCTTGTACTGTGCAGGACTACGTGTTCAAGGACTTCAACCTGACGCAGGGCATTAAGGTCTACGCCGGGGTGAACTCCCAGTTCAATGAGGTTACTTGGTGGTATCCCTCCGCATCATCGAACGCAATAGACCGATATGTCTCGTACAACTACCTAGAAAACGTCTGGCATGTGGGTTCCATGGCCAGAACGGCATGGAGCGACATTGGCGCGTTTGATTATCCGCTAGGAGCGGAGTACTTGGCGGAGAACAATACCTCCACTATCACCACTATTTACGGGTTAACGGCGGGTCGCGCTTTGATTTATGACCAAGAGTTCGGTTACAACGCCAACGGTGCAGCGATTGACTCCTACATTCAGTCGGGCTACTTCGACATTGGTGACGGCGACCAAGTCATGTTTATGAAGCGGTTCATCCCCGACTTTAAGAACCAAGTTGGTGACCTTGAAGTGAACACCCTACTCCGACTATACCCGGCTGCGGGAGCAACCAATAGCTCCCTCGACCCCTACACCGTCACTCCGACCACCCAGAAAGTGGATACCAGAGTACGTGGTCGTCAGGTGTCTCTGCGTATTAGGAACAACGAAGTAGGCGGAAACTGGCGTTTTGGCACGATGCGGGTTGACATCCAGCCGGATGGAACTCGATGAGTAAGCTCTTTAACGTACGGCTACCCAACGCCGCCCAGCAGCAATACAGCCCCGAGGCGTTCAACCAGCTTGTGCGTTCGCTAGAACAAGTCATTCTGCAACTGAACAGCACATACGGTTCGGACTATGACCAAGGCTTACTCGGAGCGTCTTCTTGGTTTTCGACGGGTGGAGCAGGGGGCGGTGGGTTTGCCGGGGGCATAGCTGGTGCTCAGCTTAGCAATGGGATTGCGTTGCCTTACGCTATGTTGATGTCAAATCAAGACCAGACAAGTGCCGGTACCACATCGGAAAACCTGATTACTTACAACCAAACCGTGCTTGCCAGAGGCATTTCGGTACAGAATAACAGTCGAATCAAGGTGTCTTGTGCGGGGCAATACCTCGTCTCGTTTTCTCTTCAGGTGGCCAACCGGGGGAACGCAGTGCAAACGTTTGAGGTCTGGGCCAAGAGCACCGGCACTAACTACCCGCTCAGCAACACTCGATTTGACATCCCAGTTAGAACCGGCTCCTCCTGCTGGGGCGGCACGTGCAATGGAGGCGGTAGTGTTTGGTCCCATATTGTCCCGGCAATCACAGGCATTTTCACGGTAAATGACCCATCCACCGAGTATCTAGAGATTGCGTGGTGGTCCGATAGCACCAATATTTACCTCGAGCACTATGCTGCTGGGACAAACCCCACAAGGCCTGAGATTCCATCTGTGATTCTAACCATCCACTTTGTCTCGGTTATCTGACATGGCTAATAAATACTTTCGCAAGTACATAACCCCTAGTGCTACGGTAGAAACGTCCATCTATACGGTGCCGGCTGCTAATACGGCTCTTATCTCTTCTTTGAGGGCAACTAGCGCAAACGCTAGTTCTGGAACATTGACGGTTAGGGTCTATCCGCAAGGGGGCGGGACCGGTTATCACATTCTTCGTAACTATGTCCTCCCGCCAAGTGCAACGATGGACGTGCTAAGCGGCGTACCCCTTGTCCTCGAAGCTACCGACGTGTTGAAAATTACAGCCAGCGTGAGCAATGTTGATTTTTATATGTCTTATCTTGAAATTGACCGCAATTGATGGTATCGAACACAGTGAGTTATACTAACGGAACCACTATCGCGGACGTGGTTAAATGCCGCGCCTTGATACCCCACCATTTTTATTACCGAACCGAGGTTCGCAATGGATGAAGAAGGAATCATGGCGCTTGAGCCACGGCCCATGGACCAAGGCCCTGCACCCGAGCAGATTAGCTATGGCGAAGCGTACAACGCAACCAAGAATGCTGTACGCGAGTATCACCCGCAGATTGCCAGCCAGTATGAAGCCGGCATGGGTGAGCTTTTGGCCGAAGTTGGGACCCTCACCGTTGAGGAGCTTGATGCTCTTCGTGAGCTTGTTGACTACATCGAGAAAAACCGGGACCGCTACCCTCAGGTAATTGCGGAACTTGTTGCTCAGGACATTATCGACGAGGGCGACTTTCCGCCTCAATACGATGAAGAATTCATGGCTGTCCTTCGAGCCGCAATCGAAGAGAACTCACAGCGTGGCATGGCAATACCTCTGCCCTCTGTGCAACAGTTTGCGATGGGGGGCATTGCCTCCGTAGCAGAGAGCATGCGCCAAAAGGGTCGCTTCGGTGACACCATGCTGGCGCACATTACCCCGCAAGAAGCTCAGATGCTAATGGCAATGGGCGGCTCGGGAACTACTAACCCACAGACCGGCCTGCCTGAATTCTTCTTCAAGAAGATTTTTAAGGGCATCAAAAAGGCGGTCAAGGGCATCGTCAAGGGCGTCAAAAAGGTACTGAATTCCCCGATTGGCCGAATCCTCGGCACGATTGCATTGACCCCATTTGTTGGCCCTGTTGCCGCTGGCGCGATTGTGGGTGGCATCACCGGGGGAGTCAAAGGCGCGATTTTGGGTGGTATCAGTGGATACGTAGGCTCTGCCGGATTCGTCAATAATGCTCTCGGCAGCACCTTAGGCAAGGGTCTTGTTAGCACCCTTGGTGAAACAGGCGCCAAGCTTGCTTTCCAGACCGCAACCGGCACGTTAATGGGCCTCGCCGGTGGCGCTAGCCTTGGTGATGCCGTTAAGGGCGGGGTAGTAAACGCGGCGGTCAGTTATGCGATGACTCGCTCAGTACCCAAGGGCCAAGGGGCACCGATTGAAGACCGTAGTATATCATCGACATCATCGACATCCTCGGGCGGTGCTACGGCCCCTAGTCCTATTGCTCAGGCTGTCGCGAAACCCGGCGGGATGGGACTTCAAGCACCTGTTCCCGGTAGTACGGAGTTCTTCAACCAAGGGCGCGTGGTGCCTCCTGTCCCCGGTAGTACGGAGTTCTTCAACCAAGGGCGCGTGGTGCAGGGAGCTACCCCCACTGCCGCAACAACTCAGGCATCGGCGGTACCCGACCAGATTCAAACCCTAACTCAGGGAGCTACCCCCACTGCCGCAACAACTCAGGCATCGGCGGTACCCGACCAGATTCAAACGTCCGGTGACATGTCGAGAGTTCCGGGTAGCGACATCGCAAGCAAGATGGGTATTCCGACCTCATCAACGGGGGCGGCCCCTGCGGCCCCTGCGGCCCCTGACTTTAGCGTCGGCCGGTTGTTTAACGAGCCCCTTAGCTACACCAAGGATATATACAGCACCTACCTGAGCCCAAGCCGACAAGGCTTGAGTGCGAACGCGGGTATCTTGGAGAAATATGGTCCGTTGACGGCTGCCGGCATCGGGGCAATGTACGCGGGCGGGGGGTTTGAGCCCCAGCAGGCGACCGGCCCGGGAATCCTGCCCAAGGAAACGGGGGCGGATTATATCAACCGTGCTCCTACTCGTTACCTCATGCAGAATCTCCCCGGAGTAATCTACAGCCCCGAGGGTGACATCATTGGCTCTCGTCCTTACGACGTTAATACACCCAGTTTGGCTGAGACCATCATTCCGACAGAGAGTATATTTGGTACCAGTTCGGGCTTTCGACCCGCCTCGTTTCAGATTCCCCGGTTTAACTCCGGGGGCATAACCGGCCTAAGTAAGCGTTATCCACGCCGCACGGGCCAAATCAGGGGTCCGGGTACAGAAACCAGTGATGATATCCCGGCCATGCTCTCAGACGGGGAGTTTGTGATGACCGCTCGTGCTGTACGTGGTATGGGTAGCGGCTCTCGTCGTCAGGGCGCTAAGCGTATGTACAAACTGATGGCGGCACTTGAGCAAAACGCTGCGAGGAAGGCATAAATGGACGAGGCTTTGCGTCAACAGATTATTGGCCTGTATCAGCAGCACCTTCGCAGAACCCCCTCTGAAGAGGAGCTTGCTGGCTGGGCAAAGACCTTCGGCGGGGAGATTGATGCCTCGGAAAGGGCCAGCTTTGGCCAAGCGGCACAGTCCGAGATTAACGCTCGACGAGCAAGGGGGGAGATACTTTTCCCTCCTCGTCAGGGCGGGGGAACCGTAGTTAATCCCACGGGACCGGGGAGTGCGGCGGGGACAATTCAGGAACAAATTGTTCGTGAGTCTCCGGATATTGAAGCTTTCAAGCTTGGATTGATGGAGAGCGCACAGGGACTAGCGAGTCAGCCTATCCCGTTGCCAGACTATAAAGTAGCCGACCTCACGCCAGAACAAAAAGGTCTTATCCAGCGAGCTAACGCGGGGGTTGGTGCATATTCCCCGTACATAAACCGAGCATCCTTGGAAATGGGCCGTGGTTCGGGGACCTTGCAGGAAGCTTCTGGTGTCTTGCGCGAATCCGATGTTCGGCCTCAGTTTGCCGAAGCTCGTGGGGCAATGACAACCAGCGGCATCCCAACTGCGATGATGGGGGAAGGCGCGGGTATCGCCGGCCTTGGCGTGGGTCAAACCATGCAGGGTGCTCAACGAGCTGGTGTGGCAGATATTGCCTCTTACATGAATCCGTATCAGCAGCTTGTCACTCAAGAGGCGATGCGCGAAATTCGTCGCCAAGCTGACATCGCTGGTGCTGGACAAGCCGCGCAGGCCGTTCGTGCGGGTGCTTTTGGCGGCACTCGTGAGGGTGTTCAACGTGCCGAGATGGAGCGAAATACCCAAGACATTATGTCCCGGCGTATCGCAGAGGATGTCGCTCAGAACTATGCTCAGGCACAGAATCTGTATGGTCAACAAGCGACCCGTGAACTGCAAGCCGGTAGCCAACTTGGTCAACTAGGTGCCACTACTGCTAATATCTACGGGCAACAGGCCGGTCTATTGCAAAATCTCGGGCAAGGCCTTGGTAATCTCTCTGGGCAGGAGTTTAATGTGGGCCAAGGCATTTCTGCGGGCTTGGGTAGCCTTGGTACTCAGCTTTCTAACGTGGGTGTACAACAAGGGGCGCTTGGGCAAACGGCACAAGGGATAGAGCAAGCGGGTATTACGTTGGGTCTTCAAACGTCTGACGCACAACGTCAAATCGCTCAGCAAGGTTTGGATGCGAGTCGTAACAACGCCCTTCAAAAGGCCACGGAACCATATCAGCGCCTTGGTTTTACGGCTGATATCTTTAAGCAAGCACCTAGCGGCTCGAGTTCGTTGACCGCAACAAGCTCACCGCAGCCCAGTACGGCACAGCAGATTGCAGGCTTGGCAGGAGCGGCTCTTGCCGGTGGGGCCGCTGGACAAAAGCTTGGCCTTTTCTAAGGGAACACCAATGAAAGACGAAGTCCTCAAGCGCAAGATGTTCAGCATGCCCTTGTCGGCCAAGACGACCAACGTCGGAATCATGTCTGGCTTTGACGACGAGGACATGGAAGACATGGAAGACATGGACGAGGCTGAAAACGAGCTTACCCGTCGCAGCCCGCAGTCGCCTGAAATCCTCATGAACAACCTCCGTGGTGACATTCGCTCAGTGGATGCGCGGTACGAGGAACTTGCTCAAATGGTGGGCGATGAGGCTGCAATGGATACGCCTCCCGAAGTGCTTGCCCTGCTCCAAGGGCAGATGGCACAGCAACAGCCACAAGCAGCGGGCATTGGTGCTTTACCTCAGGCCCCCCAAATGCCTCCCGATACGGGTGGTCAACCCCAAGGTATGCCGCCGATGCCTCCGCAAGGTATGCCGCCGATGCCTCCGCAAGGTATGCCGCCGATGCCTCCGCAAGGTAT